GATGTAGGGACAGATGATAAAGGTATCTTTGAGAGTGTAATAGAATTAGATATTTATTATGAAAGGTAGGTAAAAGCATGGCACAGAATACCAAATTAGCCGGATATAATGCAGGAGCAACACCACTTACTGGCGTTAATCCGGTACATACAATTCAGTTCGGTGTATGTATAACAGGAAGAAAGAGTACAGATACACCAGAAACAGTAGAAACAAAGGTTGTAAAGGATGCAGAGAGTTTAAGCATATCTGTAGATGGAACAATTGAAGAATGGAATCCAATGGATCAGGCGGGCTGGACAAGAAGACTTACAACAGGTAAATCACTCGGTATGACTATGGGCGGCAAGCGTAATTATGGTGATGAAGGTAATGATTATATTGCAAGTCTGGCTTTAAAGACAGGACAGGAATGTAATACCTGGGTTTCAGTTATTTTCCCAAACCTTGACCAGCTTCTTATCCCAGCAGTTATAAATGTAACTTCCCTTGGAGGAGACTCAACAAGCATTGATGCACTTGAATGGGAAGCACAGTCAGATGGAAAACCAACATATATTCCATATACAGAATAAAAAAGAAAGAGAGAATTTGAATAATGGCAAAGACAGATTTTAAAGTAATAGACATATCAATGAAGATTACAAACCAGTTACCTATGGTTCGTATTACTGATGACTTAGTGGTAACTGTGAATAACAGAAAGAACACAATTCTTAATGTACAGGCTATGGCTGCTGAGGCTGAAAAGAAGAAAGATAGTGACAACGGAATGGGATTTATAACAAAGGCTCTTGAAATGCTTATTGGCAAAGAGGCAGCAGATAAGATTGAGGCTATGGACTTACCGCTTCCAGAATATAAGGAAATGTATAATGCAATAATGGGTGTTGCCACAGGCACATATGGAGAGGAGAATACACCCTCATAGTGAAATATATTATGACATATATGATGACTGGGAATTGATAGAGTCAAGCTTTCTGTCACAGTATGGCATACGATTGCGAACGGAAGATGATATGTCTTGGGCGGAATTTTGTTCTTTATTGTCAGGAATAATGCCAGAGACACCGCTTGGCAGAGTGGTGAGCATAAGGGCAGAAAAAGATATGAAAGTCATAAGGAACTTTACTAAGGAACAGAAGAAGATACACAATGACTGGCTTCTGAAACGTAATAAGAGAGTGGTAGGAACACCACAGTATATAGAACATTGGACACGATTACAAAGAGATTTTAAGGCTGCTTACTCAAAGAAGTAGGCAGCTTTTTAATTGTGTCAGAAAGGAGGGCGAATGTCAGATACAGTAGGTCAGATAGCTCTGGAACTTGGAATAGATAGTTCACAGATAGTTAATCAGCTTACAGGAGCTTCTAATAAGGCAGCTAAGCAGGCAACAACTATCTTTTCTGGACTTGGTAAGAAGATAGCTGCAGGACTAAGTATAGCTGCAGTTACTAAGTTTACGAAAGATTGCATAGAAGTAGGTTCTAATGTAACAGAAGTACAGAATGTCGTAGATACAGCATTTAAGGACTTAAGCTGGCAGGCAGACCAGTGGGCTTCCAATGCTATGACTAACTTCGGCTTATCGGAATTATCGGCTAAGAAGTACATGGGTGTGTTTGGCCAGATGAGTAATGCTATGGGTATTACAGGTAAGGCGGCATTGGATATGGCTGAAAATGTTACAGGATTAACCGGTGATGTTGCATCATTTTATAATCTTGGAACGGACGAAGCATATACAAAGCTGAAATCTATCTGGACTGGTGAGACTGAAACGCTCAAGGACTTGGGTGTGATTATGACTCAGACTAACTTAGACCAGTATGCACTTAATAACGGCTTCGGTAAAACTACAGCCAAGATGACAGAGCAGGAAAAAGTAATGCTGCGTTATCAGTACGTTACAAGTGCTTTGTCCAATGCCACAGGAGATTTTGTTAAGACACAGGATTCCTGGGCGAATCAGACAAGAATACTTACATTAAGGTTTCAGCAGTTAAAGGCTAGTCTTGGTAAAGGCTTCATAGCATTGTTTACACCTATTCTGCGTGGATTTAATAGTCTGCTTGCAGGACTGCAGAAAGTGGCAGATGGATTTGCTAACTTTGTACAGTTGCTAACAGGGGCAGATATATCAGCCTCTATGGGTTCGATAAGTTCGGATATAGCAGGGATTGGAGCAGATGCAGGCAGTGCAGCAGACAATGTAAGTGATATTGGAAGTGCTGCTAAGAAGACAGCCAAAGATATAGAAAAATCACTTGCAGGTTTCGACCAGATTAATAAACTTACAGAGCCAACAGATGATAGTTCTGATACAAGTGGCAGTTCAGGTGGAACAACATCCGGAATTGGAAGCGTTGACCTTGTACCAGATGTAAGTGGAAGTACATCTAATGTTTCTAGTTCAATATCTGATATGGCAGATAGAGTCAAGAAAGCATTAGAGCCACTTAAAGCAATATCCTTTGATAATCTGATAACATCTTTTGATAACCTTAAGAAAGCCGCACAACCATTAACAGAGAAGTTGTTCGCTGGATTGGAATGGGCTTATTACAATATATTTGTTCCTTTGGCTAAGTGGACCATAGAAGATTTGCTTCCGGCATTTCTTGATGTATTAGCAGGCTGTTTAGATGTACTGAATAGCGCGTTAGATGCATTGAAGCCATTGTGGATGTGGGCTTGGGATAATTTCCTTGAGCCTGTGGCGAGTTGGACTGGTGGAGTGATTGTTGATGTTCTGAAAGGATTGGCATCTGCATTAGAGGGTATATCTGATTGGATAAAGGATAATCAAGGTCCATTTGGTGCAATAGTGATAACAATAGGAGCATTTGCAGCAGCTTGGAAAGCGGTAGATTTAGCAGAATTTCTTATGAATGCTGGCGGTGTTGTTGGAATTATAAATAAAATGAAAGCGGCAATACATGCTTGTACATTAGCAAAAATAGCTGATAAGTTTGAAACAATTCAGCTTTGTGCTATGTATGCAAAAGATTTTGTTAAAAGCATTATACAATCCATATCAAAGCTTGAAATATATTATACTTCTTGGTTTAAGGTAAATATCCTGCAATCAGATACAGTAAAAGGTATTAAGGACTTAGTAACTAATATTAAAGCATCAACTATAGCATTGAAAGATGATATTGTTGAATGGGTAAGGAATACTGCTGAGAAGACTAAGAATAAAGCTGTTGATATAGGCGGAAATATTAAGAACCTGGCTATTGATATGGCAAAGGCAACTAAGGAGTTAGCACTTCAATCAATAGAGTGGGTAAAGAATACTGCAGAGAAAGCAAAAAATAAAGCTGTAGATGTTACCAAAGGAATAAAAGATTTTATTGTAAATATGGCATTGGCAACAAAGGAATTAGTTTCTCAGGCCATACAATGGGGAATATCAACGGCATCTAAAGTAGCAGATACAGCAGCCACAGCAGCACATACAGCGGCTACATGGTTAGCCACAGCAGCTACAACAGCATTTGGTGTTGCTATGTCTGTATTAACAAGTCCTATAACATTAGTTATTGTAGCTTTAGCAGCGTTAGGAGTTGCTATATACGAATTAGTAAAACATTGGGATGTAGTTAAGGATGCAGCAGGAAAATGTTGGGATTGGATTACTGATAAATGGTGCAAAGCAGGTGATTGGTTCAAAGGCATATGGCAGGATATAAAGTCTGCATTTTCTTCATTTGATAACTGGTTACAGAATATTTTTAACATAGATTTTTCAGATAGCTTCGGCTTTATAGGCGATATAATGAATGCTTATTTGCAAAATGTTTCTAATATATTTGGTGACGTAAAGCAGATATTTGGTGGATTGATTGACTTTATTGCTGGGGTATTTTCAGGTGACTGGTCAAGAGCCTGGAATGGCATTGTGGATGCCTTTGGTGGAATATTCTCTTTAATTGCAGACATAGCCAAAGGACCTATTAATATGGTAATCGGACTTATAAATGGTATGCTTGACGGATTAGAAAGTGGAATTAACTGGATGGTTCGTAAGGTAAATAGTTTGAGTTTTGATGTGCCTTACTGGGTACCAGTTATAGGTGGTGACCATTTCGGGTTTGATTTACCGGAAGTTGGTTTTGGCAGCATTCCATACCTTGCACAAGGTGGATATGTAAAGCCAAACACACCACAGCTTGCAATGATAGGTGATAACAGACATCAGGGAGAAGTTGTAGCTCCAGAGGATAAGCTTATTGATATGGCACAGAAGGCAGCAACTATGGCATCTAGTGCTGAACTGTTAGCCGAAGCTATAAGTATTCTTAAGCAGATCCTTAAGATACTGGAAACATTAGATCTTGATATACAGCTTGATGGAAAGAGTCTTAAGAAGTATGTAGTTGATAAGATAAACGAACATACAAAGCAGACAGGAAAATGTGAGATTATACATTAAGGATGTGATGAATTGATATTGCAGTGTGATGGACAGGAGCTTCCGGCTCCTGTGTCCATCAAAGTGGATGATGAGATAATATGGTCTTCTTCAACAGGACGAGCACTTGACGGAACAATGTT